TTTATCTTTACCCTAATTTAATTAAACTAAACTATATATGTCTGAGAATCAAGATTTATTATTCAAGTTAGAAGAGTTATTAAGCCAAAAGAAAAGTAAAAAATTCTATGCTGAGAAACTAGGAATAAGTGAGATTGAAGTTAATGAGCTTATGAAAGAACTCAGAGAAAGAGATGCTGCTGATGATATGCTTATAGGAATTACTACTAAGTTCATGGAAGAATCTAGAAAAGTAAATGTTGAAAAAGGTACAATAGAAAGCACAGTTACTAGTGCATTTGAACCTAAAGATGATATTGAGTTAGCTAAGTTACATAAAATAAATCTAGATAAGTATGTTATAACAAACTACTGGTCTAAGATGTTACCAAGTGGAAGTTTTACTTCCTCAGTCTTTTCAAAAAGAAAAGAAGCAAAAGATTATTCTTCTGAAGACTTTGCTAAGTTTTTAGAAAATTATATACCAAATAATATAGAAGCTGTTAAACCAGAAACTAATATTGCTAAAGATCATGTAGATGTAGAAATATCTATAGCTGATTTTCATTTAGCTAAAAAATGTGTAGATGGTGACAATAGTCCAGAAGCAAGAGCTTTAAGATATTTTAATGTGGCCCATTCTTTGATAATGAAAGTGAGAGCTAATTACAATATAAACACTGTTGTGTTACCTATATCAAATGATTTCTTTCATACTGATAACTATCAAAACCAAACTACACAAGGTACTCCACAGGATACTATAATGGATTATCATTCAGAATATGAATTAGGATTTTCTGTTCTTGTAGATGCAATCAATATGTTAAGACAACATTGTAATGATGTCACTGTTGTTCTTGTACAAGGTAATCATGATAGAACTAAATCATTTTATTTAGCTCATGCATTAGATGTATTTTTTAAAGATGATCTTGATGTAAATTTTATCAGAGAACATTCAGTTATTAAAGGACTTACATTAGGTAATACATTTATAGGTTGGCATCATGGTAATTGTAAACTAGATGATCTACCTTTATTATTTGCAACACATCCACAATACAGTCAAGCATTTGGTAATGCTTTATATAGAGAAGTTCATACAGGTGATAAACATCACTATATGGCTAAAGAAATAAAAGGAGTGAGAATACAACAAATGCCCAGTTTGTCTGGAGTAGACCGTTGGCATATGGACAATAATTTTGTTCATTCAATACGTTGTGCATTAGCACTAGTATATGATAGTGAACTAGGTAAAATAGCAGAGTTCGAAACTCGAATATAATTATGGCAAGTACTAAAATAACATTAGAAAGAAGTATAGAAATTAATGATATTAATTTTATGTATGCTTGTACAAAATGTAAAATTTTAAAACCTAATTCCGATTTTGTATATAGTAAAGATAATAGAAATACAAAAGGAAGATCATATACTACTTCTTGTAAAATCTGTAGAAATCTATATTCAAAAAAACTAAGAGAAAATCCAACAGAGTCTTTTATTAAAAGTAAAAAAGAACAATCTAAAAAGAATAAATTAAATACTGTATTCTTATCTTCTAAAGGTAATGCTAAAAAAAGAGGATTAGAACATAACATGACAAAAAATTATATAGAAGAATTATATAGTTTACAAAATGGGTTATGTTATTATACAGATAAACCTATGCATATTGATTTACGAGATAAAAATAATAATAAAGATTGTGTGTCAATAGATAGGATTGATTCAGATAAAGGTTATATATTTGGTAATTTAGTTCTTTGTAGATGGCAAGTTAATAGAATGAAGAATGATTTATCTAATGTAGATTTTTTACAAATCATTTCTGAAATAAATAAAAAACATAATATATAATGGCAACACTTAGAAAACTTATTAGTGATGTTCGTTCAGTTCATAAAATATTATCGACTGATTCATTAATAACAGATCGTGCAATTGCATCTGAGATAAGAAACAACTCTTTATTATTAATCAAGAGAGAAACTAATCTAAGAAAACTTTGGGCAACTGATACACTGTTTACTACTATTCCTTGCTTAGAAATGATAGAAGTTTCTATTTCTGAATGTTGTGATTATGTAGATCCTTGTTCTATAGGTAGAAGTAGATTAAAACTTCCACGTATATCAGAAGGTAATTATCAATATGTAATACAAGGAGTGTATTCAATTAATGCCATGAGTGGCAAAGGAAAGAAATTAAAAGAAATATCTATTAACAGATATTTAAACTTACTTAAACTTCCTGTAATTAAAAATGAAGAATACTTCTGGATATCTAATGGATATTTATATGTAAACAATCCAATGCTTAGAGCAATTAGATTTGTAGCTTTATTTGAAGAAGATGTTGATAATGAAATCATGTATCCAGAATGTGGATGTGGTACACCAGAATATACTACAGAAGAGATTTGTAAAAATCCTTTAGATAAAGATTTTCCTCTTCCTGGATATCTTGAACAACAAGCATTACAGATGACTTCTCAAAAATTATTATCTACATATTTTGGTATTAAAACAGATGTAAGTGCAGATGGAATAGATGGTCAAGCACCAAACTCAAAACCAAATAGTTAATGTCAAGAGTTAAAATTGATTGGAGAAGTTCTAGCAAAGATAACTATAATCAGTTTTGCAAAACTCATGTGTCTACAAAACTCACATTTGATGAATGGAGAAATATAATCTACACTTATAATGAATTTTTTAAGGAGTATATTTTAGAGACTGGAGAGAAAGCAAAACTACCATATGGATTTGGAGAATTCTCTATCAATAAAAAGAAACGAAGAAAAATGACATATGCTGATGGTAAAGAATTTATAAACTTACCAATTGATTGGCAAAAAACTAAAGAGAAGGGTAAGGTGATATATAATTTTAATTACCATACAGAAGGTTATTTTTTTGGTTGGATGTGGTTTAAACCTACAGCACGTTTCAAAAATTCTGGTCTTTGGTATTTCAAACCTTCTAGACTTACATCAAGATTATTATCACATTACTTAAAAACCAACGATAAGTATCAACATCTATATCGTGAATGGAAAAAATAATGAACTATGAGTTACTACTATAAATATGCTTTCATAAGCCCAGAACCTGTCTACTCAACTGTTAAAGAAGAACTGAAAAGTTATTTTGACACAGGTGCAGTGGATGATCTTTTATTTCCAACATATTTAGATAAAGCTCTAAAGAAGTTAGGAAGAACAACCTTTGTAATTAGTGAAGAAGTTTTACTAATTGAAGACTTTCAAGCAAGACTTCCTGATAACTTTTATGCTGTTAGAGAAGCTTGGATGTGTACACAAGTATCTGGATATCCATATCAATCAGCTAATTCATTCTATTCACAAGCATATACTGAAACTACTATTCAAGTGTCTCCTATTACTACTGATTGTAGTGTACAAGGTCCTTGTTGTGGTAATGTAGGTTGTGATGGTTCATGTATGCCAGAACTAATGCAAACTGTATATAAAACAAATAATAGTGTTACTAGAGGATTTACACATAACTATTTATTAAAGCCAGGAAATATATCAGCAAGACAAAACTGTGGAGTAGAATATACAAACACATGGGACTTTAATGCTCAACCTATTCCTGTTAATAATTTTACACCTGGTGCTTCTAGCTATGATTCATTTGATATACGAGATAATAAATTTGTAACTAATTTCAGAAATGGTGTTGTACATTTAATATTTTATGCTACAGAGTATGATGAAATAGGAAATCAATTAATACCAGATAACTATCGTATAAGAGAATATGTAGAAGCATTCCTTAAGTTCAAGATATTTGAAATGCTTACTAATCAAACTAATGATGAAACTTTTAATCAATTACAACAAAAGTTAATTTATCATAAACAAGCATATGAAGAATCTTTCATTATGGCTAGTATTGAAATTAAGAAACAAACTCCTTGGGAAAAACAAAGAAGGATTAAAAATGATCTTAATAGATTTAATATGTATGAGCTTCCTAACCGAACTAATAGCTACGGTAGAAGACGTAATAACTAATAATTATGGCTGACGAGCAATCTAGAAGTAATATAAATCAAGATTACAACACTGCAAATACTGGATTAAATTTAGATAGTTCTATTACTCAAGTTAAGAAGGGCTCACTAACTTATGCCTTAAATGCAGCTATTGAGAATTTTGATGGGAATGTTGTTAATTACCAAAATGAAATGGGTAATGATCTATGTGTCACCTTTCCAAAATCTTATGTATTAATCGGTACTCATTTTATTAATGAGAAATATAAACATATATTCTTTCTTGTAAATCCTAAATCAGGAATGAGTCAGATTGGGTATATGGATAATAATGATTGTATATATCATACATTAGTTGAAGCTGCATGTTTTAATTTTAATATTAATAATCCAATACATAAGTGTGTACATAAGATTACAAATTGTACAATAGAAATATATTGGACAGATGGTCTTAATTCAAGAAGATGGTTAGATATAAATAATATTCCATATTTGTTAACATCTGATTCTAATTTATGTAACCCTACATATACAAAACAGTTAGATTGTAATCAACTTAAAATACAACCAAACTTTAGTATTCCTGAACTTGCTGTAACAGATATTATATCTGGAGGATCACTTGTTTCAGGAACTTATCAATTTAGTATACAATACTGTGATGCTTCAGGAAATCCATACACTTCTTATTATTCAATAACAAATCCTACACCAATAGTTGATGAGCAAATTGCTACAGTTAATTTCAACACTACAGTAAGTAAATCAATTGTTTTAAATATAACAAACTTAGATGTTACAGGAAAATTTAAATATTATAATTTAGCTGTAATTAAAACAATTAATAATGTTGCATCTGTTGAATTAGTAGGAACATATTTTATTGAAAAAGGAATTGATAGAGTTACATACACTGGACAAAATCAAACACAGATACAATTAGCTATTGCTGATATATTTGAGAAGTTCCCATATTATGATGTAGCTGAAGATTTAACTGCTGTACAAGATATACTTGTATGGGATAATCTTACATCTATTAGTAGACTTAATTATCAATCTATAGCTAGTCAAATAGATGTTCAATGGGAAACACATAGAATTCCACCAACTGAAAACTATTCTGATGAATTAAATGCTACAAATCTTAGAGGATATCTACGTGATGAAGTGTATGCATTTGAGATTGTATTCTTATTAAAAAATGGTAAACAAACAGATGGTTTT